CGATATAGAGTCTGCTCGCTGGTATGCCGAAAGGTATATCGGGTTATAGTGAAACCGAACCGCAAGCGACTGCACGCAGCATTGACGATTCGTCACGCTCGTTCAATTAGACGCGGTATGGAAGAAGTCTTTTCTGTTGATGAAATCCTCAATGACTGGTATTCCCTACGCGACCCGATTGATAGCGTTGATGAAAACATTCCAGCCGAGGTATCTACTCAACTGGCAAGGGATTGGGCTAAAATCCACGTCAGGAAACTTGATACGGAGCGACTCAACCTTGCGCTCGCAAGACTGTATGCAGATGGCTGGACTCTAGGAACAGATATATCCACATACGAGATTGCTCGCGCTGTTGGATTGACCAAGGCTGCTCCCAGCAAAAAAGATTTATCTAATGCTTTGAAGATGGATTGGAAGAACTGGCGTCCAGGAAACCGTGCTGCTGCCAACTTAGTCAGTCCACCAAACGGACTTAGACGACTCCTAGACGGTCGCGGGATTAAGATTCAAGACCTGTCCACCACTACCTTAAATAGAATCGGCACAGCACTCGCTGACGGCTTAATGAGGGGTTCCACGAGGCAAGCGATAGCAGAAGATTTAGCATATATCCTAGGTGATGATGCTAGAGCATTAATGATTGCTGGAACAGAAATGAGTTCAGCAGTTGTTCAGGCTAGCAGAGATTTATATGCTGATAGCGGAGTAGAGCAAGTTCAATGGTTAGTCGCAGACCCTTGCGATGATTGCCAAGAAAACCTAGACCAGTCACCGATTGGTATAGATGAAGAATGGATTAATGGCGACCCACCAGTTCACCCGAACTGTATGTGTGACATAGCACCTTATGTCGTGGATACTGGCTTGTGGGCTTGGCTAGAAGAAGAAGAATAGGATAATAAATGGCAACTCAACATATCAATGCCAGCACTTTCACGACAGCGACTATACTCGTTACTATTAAAGGTGGAGTTGCACGCAATACACCAATAACGCTTTACAATGGTCACTCAGCAGCCATCTTCGTAGGAGATGCATCAGTTACCACATCAGGCGCGACAATCGGCAGAACTATACCTGCTGCATCTTCGCAAACTTTCTATGTGAATGCTAATGATGTTATCTACGGCATTTCAGCAGCAGCATCCGCTACTGGCGCAATCGTTATTACCTATTCGGCATAAGGAGAAACAATGAGCGATTCAACTAATGTCTATGCGGACATTCTAAAGTATGACGATAATGGCGATGGAACGCTAACTGTCTATGGCAAAGCAACAGACGATGCGTTAGATATTGACCAGCAAATCTGTGACCCTGCGTGGTTGTCAAAAGCGATGCCTGATTGGTTTATGACTGGTGGAAATATCCGCGAACAGCACAGCAATATCGCTGCTGGCGTTGCTAAAGAATATGAGGCAAAGTCCGATGGTCATTACATCAGCGCATTGGTTGTTGACCCAGTATCAGTGAAGAAGGTTCAGAATCGTGTCCTTCGCGGTTTCAGCATCGGAATCAAATCTCCGCGTGTTGTAATGGACAAGAAAGCAGCAAATGGTCGTATCATTGATGGGCAGATTGTAGAAGTCAGCCTCGTTGATAGACCAGCAAATCCCAACTGCCAATTAGTATTGGCTAAATCTATCAATGGTGAAAAATCATTAACGAAAGTCGAGGAACTGGTGGAAACTACCATAGAGAAAGAACTCGTTGAGGAATCAATGCCTATGAATGGCGAAGCCAAGTCAATTCCTTCTTCAGAAGAAATGATGTCGCGCTACGCTGCTGCAAAGCAAGCATACGATGAAGTATGTATGATGTGCAAAGAATATGGCTATGAACTTCCTAGCGAAGAAAAACAATACGGCGAATCAGCCGAAGAAGAATCAGCAGAAGGTCCAGCAGGTAGCGGTGCTGAACACGAACTTGCAGAAGCAAAAGAATTAGTAGATAGTGACGGAGATGAGATGGATAAATCTCTTACCGAAATTATCCCAACACCAGTTCCAGATGTGTTACCATCAGTAACTGAAGAAACAATCGAAGAATTCGTGGAAGAGGAATCTTCTGCGATTAAGACCCTGCTCGCTAATGTCAATCTAAATGACATTATTGAGAAAGCCGTAAAGAGTGCTATGTCGTCGGTAGAAGCCGAAGTCGCCGAGTTGAAATCTGCAAATGAGGCAGTAGAGAACAAAGCAGCATCACTTGAAACTGAACTAGCAACGGCAAAATCTCTCGCAATAGGTGGCGGTCCAAAGCGGACAACCATAGCGACAGGTGCTGAAACAATCAACGAGTGGAACTCAAAAGCAGAATTGTATTTTGCTAAGGCTTCCGCTACAACCGACCTAGACCTTGCTAAAGGTTATCGTGCTATGGCTAAGGATTTCCTTGCTAAAGCAACTAACCCAGCAGAGTCTAACTAACTCTTTACAGGAGAATCATTAGATGAAAGAAGTAAAAGCAAAGGACTTGTATAACGAGCCCAACCCTGCTGTTGCTGCTGCTCGTCACGAGGAATATCTTGGTGAGTTGAACAAGTCACTTAACGGCGCATCATCAGACCCTTCTGTGTTATCACAGATGGAATCTGGTAACGGAGTTCGTTTTGGAACAGGCAATCCTGTTGCTCAACTAGAATCTTTGGCTGCTAATAAGTCACTTGCTCCAGAAGCACTCGCTTCACTTACACAAGCACTCGCGACTCAGCGTGGCGCAATGGGTGATATCAACAAAGAAATCACTCTCACAACACCTCTAAGCACATCTTTCGCTGCCTTCGACCTTGAAGCACCAGCAAAGTTGCTTACACCTCGCCCAACTCCACTCCGTAACCGCATCCCTCGCAAGAAGGGTGTTGGCACAAGTCACCGTGTTAAGCGTATTCTCGGATACACAGGCACAGGAACTGGCGGACAAGGAAACATTTGGCCAGGAATCACAGAAACAACACAGAACAATTTCGCTCCGGGAGCAGCAAATGCTTTCTACCTAGAGCGCGGTCCACAGATTTCATATACTGCTGACGACCTCGTGTTGCCTTACAACTCATACTCACTATCTGACCAAGTATCATTTGATGCTAACTTCTCAGGTATGGGTTATGAAGACCTTCGTCAGTTGTCAAGCACATCTACTCTCTACGCAACAATGTTGATGGAAGAAAGAATGATGCTTTACGCACGCGGAACAGCATCAGGTTACTCAGGCGCACTCGCTGCACCTGCAACAGTAACTTTAACTTCACCAGTCGCATCAGGTTCACAGACAGCACTTGCTGCTGCAACCTACTATGTCTATGTAACTGCTAACGCAGGTATTTCAGGCAGCGGTTTCGGTGAGTCAATCGTTTCAACTGTTCAATCAACAGCAGTTGCAGCAGGAGATGTTCTTTCTATTTCTTGGACAGCAGTTACAGGTGCTATCGGTTACAACATTTATGTTGGAACTTCAACTGGCACAGCGAACTGCAAATTCCAAGGTGTAGCCGAAGGAACAACAGCAGTCATTCAGGGTGCAGGAACAGTCGGGTTGATGGGCGATAACTTCGCTTACAATACAACTGGTGCTCTCGCATCACGCGCTAACGCAGATACATCTGCATACGCAACAGGATATGACGGAATTCTTCCAACAGTTCTTGGTGCTAATAGCGGATACAACAACAACCGCAATGGTGCTACATTCAGCACATCAAATCCTGGAGTTGAATACCAAGATGTATTCTATCAACTCTACAACTCAGTTAAGGCTGACCCTGATGAGATTCTTATCAATGGTGCAGACCGCAAGCAGTTGTCTGATTCAATCAAGAATGGCTCAACAGCCAACTACCGTTTGAATCTCACACAGACTGAAACTGGCGATTATGTTGGTGGTGCAACTATTGGTGCGCTTAACAACGAAATCACAGGCAAGATGGTTCCTTTGACTGTTCACCCTTGGCTACAACAGGGTGTATCACCAGTTCTGTCTTACACACTTCCAATCCCTGACACAGAGGTTTCTGATGTTTGGGCTGCT